AGGTTTACGGCATTGACTATTGACATTGTTAATTATTTCAACATAACACCGAAGATGTCCCCCCAAAGAGACGACGACCATAGAAACATTCGTATAACAGGTCTTCACGGGGAGACAGCCCGGAAGGGCACATATTCGACGGTGCGTAATACTGCAAATGGGGAGTGGTTCCCTCGACAGAGGGTTGTAATTTCTTCTAAGTTGGTGCAAAGCCAGCCACCGTCATTTGTTTTTTTGGTAGGTAGTTAAGTACATGTCCATTGAGCAAGACTTACGTAATTGGTCAAAGTATGTACTTGAAGTACCCAATAAACATTTGAACGGATTGCCTGCGTGTCCTTTTGCACGTAAGGCGTGGATTGATAACAAGGTACGTGTTATTGAAGTAGAGGATGATGTAATCCTTTCTGCAATACACAACCGGCATCAGGTAGGACAATACGAGCTAGTAGTCATTGCTTCGTATGCTATTCCGGACCCTGATGCAATGTATCGAACCATCGAGGCAATGAATATCCTGTGTGCTAAAGAGGATGTGTACTTCATGTGCTTTCATCCTGAATACGGTGCAGAGGATGCAGAGCTAGACTTCTTGTACGACACGGACTGGGAGTCAGACATTGACGCAGATTACTGCATGATCTTTATCCAGAGTCTATCGATGGTGGATGATGCCAGTAAACAACTTGAAGAAAAGGGCTATTATCAAAATATCCCTGAAGATGAATATCAAAACCTAGTACTTAAACGCAGACAACTCCTAGAGGAACAGAACCATGATGAAGCCAAGAGCAATGAAAAAGACTAACATGAAGCGTGGAGGCACCACCGAAAAGAAAACTAAGATGGCCGCTGGTGGCATGACTAAAGCCAATGCAGGTGCATCTATGAAGCCCGGTCAGAAGTCTACCAAGAAGACTCCTATGCGTGGCGGCGGTATGCCAAAGACTAAGATGATGCGGGGAGGCATGGCCTCTAAAGCTGGCAAGGCCAGCGGCGGCATGACTAAAAAGAAGAAGTAATCGATAAATGACGATTGCTAAGAACAGCAGAACAAAGTCGGAGATCATAGCGGTAACCACCGACGATGTTCCTACCACTTTGTATACATGCCCTGCCAATTCAAAGGCGCACATGAATCTGCTGTTCATCACTAATGCATCTACCAACGCCTCAGATATCAATATCCAGTGGTATCGTGCCGCTGACACAACAAGCTATTTCATTATTGGCGGCAAGAACCTGACTCAGGGTGAGTTTATTCAATTTGATGGCGGTGCATTTATTGTGCTTGAGGCTGGGGATTACATTACAGTAGAGACAACAAGCACTGCAGGATCTGGTATACCTCAGATGGATGCATTCTGCACAGTCGAAGAATTCTTCAATCCGGTGGGAGGTTAATGTGAAGAAATCTCATCCAATGAACGCAGTGAATATGGCTAAAGGCGGGAGTACGAAGAGTCGTGTCAATGAAGCCGGTAACTACACCAAGCCCACCATGCGTAAAAACTTATTTAACAAAATCAAAGCAGGCGGAAAGGGCGGCAAGCCCGGACAGTGGTCAGCCCGTAAAGCTCAAATGCTCGCCAAGCAATACAAGGCTAAAGGCGGAGGCTACCGAGACTAATGGCCGTCAAGAAGCCACAAAAGTCCCTGAAAAACTGGACCAAGCAGAAGTGGCGAACCAAGTCAGGGAAGCCATCGACGCAAGGACCGAAAGCTACCGGAGAGCGGTACTTACCGGAAAAGGCTATCAAGAGTCTTTCGGACAAAGAGTATGCCGCTACTACGAGAGCCAAGCGCAAGGCGACTAAGGCCGGTAAGCAAGTATCCAAGCAACCTAAAAAGATTGCAAAGAAGACAGCAAGGTATCGATAGATGGCAACAACTAAAGACGTAGAACGCTTAAAGTCAGGACGCTTGAAGTATCGAGGTGAGACCTTCCCCGGCTACAATAAGCCGAAGCGTACTCCCGACGGACCGAAAGCAAAAGCAGTGCTTGCCAAGAAAGACGATCAGGTTAAGCTCGTTCGCTTTGGTGATCCTGACATGAAGAACAGACCGAACAACAAGGAAGCTCGTGCGTCTTTCCGTGCACGGCATAAGTGTGATACAGCAAAGGATAAATTCACGGCCCGTTATTGGTCGTGTAAGGACTGGTAATGACAAAGGCACCCTATCTCAAACCGGATAAAGAATACACTGAAAAGCAACTGGCCTTTCTAGAAGCACTGGCCGGTGGCTCTTTAGGTAACATCAGTGCGGCTATGCGAGAAGCAGGCTATGCACCGTCTACTCATCAAAAAGAAGTCATCAATCCGTTACAAGATGAAATGATTGCTTTGGCCAATACCGTGCTAGCCACCAACTCTGTAAAGGCGGCGTTTGGCCTGACAGGCGTACTTGATGACCCGACAGCCCTAGGTGCTAAGAACGCAGTTGCGGCGGCGACTCAAGTACTGGACCGTGTAGGCATCGTCAAGAAAGAAAAGGTCGAAGTATCGTCTGATCAAGGCGGATTGTTCATTCTCCCTCCTAAGAAGGGCGAAGACAGTTCAGAGTAAATCATGGCTCTGACTGATGATCAAAAGAAAACAATCAAAGACACTCTGTTCCACGACAGGGTGGAGCTAAAAGGATCTGGCCGTCCTAAATTCTCTGTTGTATACGACAAAGACCCTCTCAGTAAAAAACCCAATACCGTATTCACGCTAAACCATGAAGCCTTTGAGCATTTGCTTGAGGGCATTTCTGCTATGAAAGAAGGCATGTCGTATCGTCAGGTAGCAGACTACGTAACGACTAACACCGGCATCAAGTTTTCCTACGAAGCGGCCAGAAGAGTATTCCAAGAAGTCTGCCAAATCTACCCTGACTGGGCTGAATACAGAAAACAAGCCCACGGCCTTCACGGGGAAAACAATGCTCAGTCCCCTGATTACAAAGATAAAAAGAAACAGGCGAATCTTCGTAAGAAATCCGCAGTTAAACGCCAGTTAAAAAAGCTTTCGGAAGAATATGCGGCCCTACAGGCCGAAGATAAGGTCAAATCAGGCGAGCTACCCCCGGAAGTATTAGAAAATCCAACTGAAATACTTACGGAAGACTACGAAGTTGCCTCAAATAAAGAAATAGAGACTAAATTAGCCGAAAAAGAGGCTGAAAAAGTTAAAGAAGTCATATTTCAGCCCAATCCCGGTCCTCAGACAGACTTCTTGGCCGCTACAGAGCGTGAAGTGCTTTACGGAGGGGCCGCAGGCGGCGGTAAATCGTATGCGTTGATTGCAGACCCTGTCCGGTACTTCGGGAACAAGAATTTTAACGGTATTTTGCTTCGTAGAACCAACGACGAACTGCGTGAACTGGTCTGGAAGACTCAAGAACTCTATCCGCAGATCTACAAAGGCGCAAAATGGTCAGAGCGGAAGTCCCAATGGACCTTTCCTTCGGGTGCCCGTCTATGGATGACCTATCTCGACAGAGACGAAGACGTTTTGCGCTATCAGGGACAAGCGTTTAACTGGATTGGCTTTGACGAGCTAACACAGCACCCGACACCCTTCGCTTGGAACTACATGCGTTCTCGTTTGCGTACTACGGACCACTCATTGCCCCTTTGCATGCGAGCAACGACTAACCCGGGCGGTCCGGGACACGGCTGGGTCAAGAAGATGTTTATTGACCCTTCTCCAGCCAATGAAAAGTTCTGTGCACGGGATCTAGACTCTGACGAAGAGTTACGTTACCCAGAAACTCACAAGAAAGCCGGTGAGCCGCTGTTTTTCAGAAAGTTTATTCCGGCCACACTAAAAGACAATCCGTACCTGTTTGAAGAAGGCAGTTACGAGGCCAACCTATTGTCGCTTCCTGAACAGCAACGCCGACAGCTACTTGAAGGCGACTGGATGATCGCAGAGGGTGCGGCCTTTCCAGAGTTTACTAACAGGTACCATATTTGCGAACCTTTCGACATCCCAGAAGACTGGCGAAAATTTAGATCGTGTGACTTCGGATACACGACATACTCAGCGGTCCACTGGTTCGCTATCGACCCTAACTTTGAAACGCTGTACGTCTACCGAGAATTGTATGTCAGTAAGATGACTGCACGAGAGCTAGCACAGAAGGTCAAAGAACTTGAGATGGGCGAAAGCATCAGCTACGGCGTACTGGACAGTTCGACATGGCATAAACGAGGCCACACAGGTCCGTCCATTGCCGAAGAAATGATTGCGGAAGGCTGTCGTTGGAGACCTGCAGACAGAACCGCAGGATCTCGTGTAGCCGGTAAAAACAGACTGCATGAATTGTTACGATACGATGAAGAAATAGAACGCCCCGGTATTGTGTTCTTCAACAACTGCCGACAGATCATTGCAGATTTGCAAGTCATTCCAAGTGACCCGAAAGGCAGTGACGATATCGATGTACGTTACGCCAGTGATCACACCTACGACTCGATCCGATACGGCATCATGTCAAGACCTAGAGCTAAAAGTTTATTTGACTTTGGGGACGGTACCAATACAACAGGCTGGAAACCATTCGACAAAGTGTTCGGTTATTAAGTGTAAATGGATATATAAATGGCAATTGTAGATAAACCAGAATTCAGTGAAGAAGAAGTAATGGCCCTTGAGGACGCAGAAACTGCGGCTGAGGACGTTGCTTATCACGGCTTTGTTGAAGAAATTAGAGGCAAGTACCGTCGCTCTAAAGACAAGCGTCTAACAGACGAAGAGCGTTGGTTAACAGCGTACAAAAACTACCGAGGTATCTACGACGATTCGACACAGTTCACAGAAACTGAACGCTCGCAGATATTCATCAAAGTAACAAAGACTAAAGTACTGGCCGCTTACAGCCAAGTCACGGACGTTCTATTTGCCGGTAACAAGTTTCCTATCGGCGTTGAAGAGACTAAGATTCCTGTAGGCATCAAAGACACCGTACACGTTGATGCGGCAGTCCCCGATCAACTGCAAGAAATGTACGACGAACTAAACGTAGGCTATGCGGGAGACGGTCAAGAATTGCCCAAAGGCTCAGTGCGTCCTTCGGACCTTAAGCCATTGTCAGGCAAACTGGATGGTGTCGAAGAAAATGTAAAAGACGGACCCGGCAACACACCTACAGCCGCTGTTTACGAGCCAGCCAAAGAAGCGGCTAACAGAATGGAGCATAAGATTCACGATCAGCTAGAAGAATCAGATGCATCCAAGCACCTTCGCTTTGCCGCTTTTGAGCAGTGCTTGTTCGGCACAGGGATCATTAAAGGGCCGTTTGCTCACGATGTAGAGTACCCACGCTGGAATGAAGAGGGTGAGTACGATCCTATCATTCGCACAATGCCTCGTATGGAAGCAGTGTCTATCTGGAACTTCTATCCTGATGCAGACGCTTACTCAATGCACGAAGCTGAGCATGTAGTCTATCGTCATCGTATGTCTCGTACTGAAGTGCGTGACCTTAAGAATCGTCCTTTCTTCCGTCCTGAAGCAATTGAAAGAGCCATTGATGCCGGTCCTAACTACATCAACGAATACTGGGAAGACGTACTGGACGATACCAATTACAGAGAGACTATCAATCGCTGGGAAGTGTTAGAGTACTGGGGCATCATTGATAAAGATATCGCAGAAGAAGCCGGTCTTGAATTAACCAAAGAATTAAAAGACTACGAGCAGGTGCAGGTAAACGCATGGATCTGCGGTGACAAGATCTTGCGTCTCGTTCTAAACCCATTCAAGCCGACTCGTATCCCATTCCATGCATTCCCATATGAACTCAACCCATACTCCTTCTTCGGTATCGGTGTCGCTGAGAACATGGAAGATACACAGCACCTGATGAATGGCTTCATGAGAATGGCAGTCGATAACGCAGTGCTATCAGGCAACCTAATCTTTGAAGTTGATGAAGCAAACCTCGTACCGGGGCAGGACTTGTCCGTCTATCCGGGCAAAGTTTTCCGCCGTCAAGGGGGCGCACCGGGACAGGCACTCTTCTCGACTAAGTTCCAAAACGTAGCCGCCGAAAACATGATGCTGTTCGACAAGTCTCGTCAATTAGCCGACGAGTCTACCGGCATTCCTTCATTCTCTCATGGGCAGACAGGCATCTCCGGTGTAGGACGGACCGCCTCAGGAATCTCCATGCTTATGGGTGCGGCCTCTCAAAACATTAAGACGGTGGTCAAAAATATTGACGACTATCTCTTGTCGCCGCTTGGCAAGGCCATGTTCGCCTTCAACATGCAGTTTGACTTTGACCCTGAAGCCAACGGGGATCTTGCAGTCATTGCTCGTGGCACAGAATCCTTGATGCGCAATGAGATTCGCTCTCAGCGTCTAATGCAGATTATGCAGATGGGAGCCAATCCTGCATTGGCACCAATGATCAAGTTTGACTATATCATCCGTGAAATTGCCGCAAGCCTAGACCTTGACGAAGACAAGATCGTTAACGACCCTCGTGAAGCCGCAGTGCAGGCTATGATGATGAAGCAGTTTATGGAAGAGAATCCAGAGGCTATGCAGACAATGCAAGCCGCTCAAGGACAAGCAGGCGGTGTTCCCAGTCCCGATAACCCAACAGGCGGTGGAGACGGTAACATTGCTCCGGGCAACGCCCCTGAACCGGGAGCCGAAGGATTTACTCGTCCTGATGCCGCCGCTCCTGAGGCAGGTTAATAGTCATGAGAGAAGACGTGATCCGTAAAATGCTGGCCCTTGTAAATAACAAGCAGAACGTAGATCGCTTAAGTGCCTACGCTGAGGACCGGGCAAATTATTTAAATAGACAATTAGAACAGTGCGCTACATTTGAAGAAATGAAAGTACTGCAGGGACAACTCAAGGAAGTGCGGAGACTTGAAACTCTGCACGAGGAAGTGAATCAACTGGCTAAGGATTTATTATAATGTCTGTACCGGCGGGGATCATGGCACGTTCTCTTAAGGAGGGAACGAAAGCACTCACAGATTCTGATACAGTAAAAGGACTTTCTGCAACTGCAGTAGCCATGGGCCTTGTCGCATCACCGGAAGAAGCAGAAGCGGCTTATATTCCGCTTAGAGCCTTTAAAACGGGAACAAATGCCGCTAAGAAACTTTACGATGACGTTACAAAGCTAGTTGATGAAGGTATCGACGATGCCCCCGGCGGTGAATTGTATCAACGTACCGGTGCGTACCGCTCTGAAGACGGTGACATTAAGATTGACGTTGCCGAGCTAAAAGCCCGTGATCAAGAAGCCAAAGATGCAGTAGGCCGTTTCTTAAACGATACTGAAAAGGTTATTACGACATCCAGTAAGAAAGTTATCGGAAAGATGGGAGATTATTTACCGGACAACAGCCCAGTCTTCCGTTACTTTCCAGAATTAAAAAATACAGAAGTCCGAATAGTCCCTAGAACAGAAAAAGGCGATAACAGTAATCTAGGTTATTACACGCCGATTGAAGAAACGGTTACGATCACAGTACCTAAAATAAAAGGCGCACCCCCTGAAGAAGTTAATAAGCGTCTAGGCAAAATCTTTAATACGTTAGTTCACGAGTTTCAACACAACATTCAAGATGTAAAGTACGCACAGAATGTAGGCGGTGGTTTTGACGATAAAGATTTCACTGCCATGATAAACGCCTACAAAGCAAACTATAAAAGCGCAAAGCCTCGACTGGATAAACTACAAGCAGAAAATAAATTCGATCCTAACAACCCAGAACACGCTAAGTTAGCCGGTCAGGTTGCGCAAGTCGAAAGACTGGCTCAAGACATGAACATATCGGCTGACGAGTTCATGGATACGACGGCTACGCAACATAAAAAAAGTGGGTTTAGAAAGCATAAAATTTATATCCGTGAATTGGGTGAGATGGAGGCCCGGTCCTCAGGCCGTAAAAAGTTTTTGACTGAGGATGATCCACAACGTAAAGCAGTGGGCGTGTTTTACCCTAAGATGTCTAAAGATCCCGGCACAATGCAAGCAGGTGAAATACTTTCTGAGCCTGCACTTCAACAAGAAGACGCTTTAGTACGAGTCTATTCAAGTCTTGACGACGCTTTTGAAGACTACACGTTTGCCGGTGGGTCAAAAGTTTACAAAGGACGACAGCGACATGAAACGGCCCCTGTTCCTGTAGACACATCTAAAATCAAAAAGGGTGTAGGCATTGTCGCCGCATCAACAATCCCTCCATCGCAAGCATTGGCTGATGAACTGGGCTTGTCTACAGAGCGTGTAAACACTGCAGAGGAGATGGGACTAACTGAAGATGACCAATCGGCACTCAACTATCTAGAGATGCGAACTGGAGCCAGACCTACGAATGTAGGCAGTGCACCTTCCGACGTTCTAACGGATTCGCCTGTTGTGGGCGATACCTTAATGGCCGCAGATTTATTACACATGGCTTCAGAAATCTCGCCTGCCACTGAAGAAGACACTTCCGCAGAACCTGCAGATGAATTCTCAGACGTACCCAGAGGCATGAATCAGGGTGGCGGTTTAATGAAAAATGAATATAACCAATTAAATCCAATACCACAGCAGTTCCCACCACCCGTTCAAGGAACGCAGGTTAAACCACAATATTCGTTAAACGAACCGCTCACGATGGAAATGCGCCAAGGTGGCGGAGTCGAAACTGAAGCAGGCGAGGAAATGGCAGAAGACAATCCAAACAAAGCGATACCTGAAGTTGCTGATCTAGACAACGACGGAACTATTTCATCCTACGAAAAGACTCGCCACGAAGCGATTCAAAAAAGTATGAAAGAAGATAACAAGGCTGAGATGGCTATGGGCGGCATGATGCAAATGGATACAGATCCTTTTGCGCCTATGCAAGTTGTGATCGGTGTCGATGAAGTATCGGGCAATGAAGTACCCGCAGGGTCTAAGGACGAAGAAGTCCGTGACGACATTCCTGCCATGCTGTCTGAGGGTGAGTATGTAGTGCCTGCAGACGTTGTTCGCTGGCACGGTCTCAAAACATTTGAAGAGTTGCGCTGTGAAGCTAAGAATGCAATGGGCCTTATGGCAATGCATGATCGCATCTCTTTCGTAGATGGCGAGACAAAAGAGCCTGTCGATTATGCGTCACCTGCATCACCGTCAATCGAAGAAAAAGATAAGCCTGAAGTTGAAGAGGCTGAAGTCAAGGTAATTGAAGCCAACGAAGGTACATCTGTAGAGCCTCTGGCCAATCCTACGTTTTATCGCTATGAAGTACGTCTTGATCCTGTAACAAATCGCTACCGTCGTGTACCGATTGATCCTATTACAGGAATGGAAGTCCCAGAACAGGAATTTGACCCTGTACGCTCAACACGCTACAGACCAGAAACAGTCTTAGGTCTTGCAGAAAAAGAGGAAACAGAGTGCCCCGAAGGTTTTTACTTCGATGAAGAAGCCGGTGTTTGTATGCCTGAAGAGGCGCCAGTGGCCACTTCAGTTGTTCAGCCAGATTCAGGCGGTGGAGACAGCCCTTCTGTCGATCAAGCCCCTGTCCCATACGGGGAACAACTAACCACAAAGATCGCCGAGGAACTTGGACCTTTATCTGAGGAAGATTTAGAAGGCTACGAGGGGGACACTCTCGCAGAGCAGGCTTTATCACGGGCTACAGAAGACAGAGGAATCGGACCCGTACAAGCTATCGGGGCCGCATTATCCGGTCCTGCGGGTATCGCAGGTTTAGCGGCCAAGCAGGCTTATAATGAAGTAGGCGCTAAACGTGCCATGATGACTCGCACAGATGAGCTATCTAACTGGGGAAATATCACAGATGAAACATTGGCGGGTAACATTGTTTCGATAAGTCCATTAGGCGTTGATCCTATAGCTACAGGTGATTTTAAATACACCGGACCTAAAACATACAACGCAAACTTTAATCCTAGTACAGCGTCGTTCGATGTAACTTCTTCTTCACGTATTACGGGTGTTCAACAAAAATCTGACGGAAGCGGCTGGGTAACTGACTACCAGCATACGGACAAAGATGGAAATGATGTCGATCCATTTGGCAGTGATGCAGGATTTGAAGCGGCTTTAGACGCTATTGATAGAGACTTTGATAGCATGACTGCCGTCACTGGAAGATCACCCGGAAACACGGGGGTGTCGGTCAGTGTGACTACAGCAGATGGCAGAGACACCTCTACTTCTAGCACCAGTAGCACCAGTACTTCAGCATCTCCGGGAAGTCGTGGTCCTTCAGGAGGATCTTCTCCCGGCGGGTCACCCGGGGGTAGCGGCCCCGGAAGTGGCAGTAGCAGTACCGGTAGCCCCGGAACATTCGTATGTACTGCCGCTCACGATACAGGACTTACGTCTAACTACATCTGGTCACTGGACAAGAAGTTTGGTATCAGCGTTCGTAAGAACGATCCCTATCTTTACAAAGGGTATGAAGTATTCGGACCTTGGCTTGCAGAGCAGATTCGTAAGGGCAAGCTAAAATCATTTGCGGAACTAACACCTAAAATTTGGGCGTATGAACAAGCCAAGAATACACACGGCAACGTGAAGGATTACCCAGCGCATGTTAAAGCCCTCAGCAAAGTGTACCAATACACAACACGTCCTGTAATTCGTTTACTGGGATGGCTAGCAGAAAAAGTTAAATAAATGTTAGAAAGTCGATTTAGTGTAATTCAAGCAGTATACCTCCTAAATATCGTACTTAGTGTGTGGTATTTAGGAGTGCACTACTCTGCTGAGTACACTTGGCTGTGGGTATCCGCTTTTGTGTTTTTCTTAATGAACCCAATAGGGATTGCTATTACATATCACCGGTACTGGTCTCATCGTAGCTTTGAATTTAAGAATACATTTTTAAAATACTTCTGCACATTTTGGGCTATGGCTTCATGCGCAGGATCTATTCTAGGCTGGGTTGGAATCCACAGAGATCATCATGCGCATTCAGATGAAGGTAAGGACCCTCATCGTGCTTCAAAGGGCTACTTGCCCATGATTCTAATGACAACGTATGAATACGATCCGTCGCCAAGAAAAGTTGTAGATCTAATGCGAGACAAATTTATTGTGAACACGCATCGATTCTACTTTGCAATCCCTGCAGTTTACGCCAGTGTTTGCTATTTAATTGCAGGCATTGATGGGTTAGTTTTAGGTTTCAGTTTACCTGCGACCTTTAGCCTTTTAACACAAAACACAACTAACTATGTAAATCATTTATCAGATGATGGATTTAAACCCGCTAACGTAGGATGGATTAACATTTTTAATTTTGGGGACGGGTGGCATAAGAATCATCACGACAACCCACGAAGCTACACAACCAAAGTGTTACCACACGAACACGACCCCGCAGGCTGGGTTATACAAAATATACTGATGAAGGCATAGGAATTATTTATGGACCGTGAAGAAATACTAGGACAAATTCGCTCAGAAATCCAACAGCGATTTGCAGATTTAAGCGATCAAGAAAAAGAAGTAATCCGAGAAAACAGAGACAGCGAATACGCCCAGCTATTACGAGGTGTTTTAGGTCCAGACCTACTAGGCAATTTACGGGCAGGTCGGCCTGAGGGAAACGAACGCAAGGGGTTGATGGTTCTTTAATGACCGACATCCCCAATTATAATTATAAAAAATTACCTAACGCCTGCTACTTTTGTGGCCTGATGTTGTTCAGAGAAGCTGAGACAGCATGGGTAGATCACGAAATACTGTACATGTCTCAGCCTAAAATCAATGTTAAACGGGCTGAAATGCTAGCAGACATTCCAGAAGTACGGGATACCGCAGGCATTGCCGTATTGATTGACGATCACGTTTTCGTAATGGATGGTCACCACAGGGCGTATGCGGCGTATCTAAGAGGCGATAAGCGTGTGTTTCTACGCATTGTAGATCTAAACAAAGTATTTACTGAACAAGTTGAACGACATAAAGGGAAAGACAAAATTGACCTTTATGATATTACAGCCGCCGATATTCAAGAAATCGGTTTACTAGACTAGAGGACTCTAAGATGGAAGACGAAAACCAACCAATCGCACCTCAACCCGTGACCAGTTCTGAAACGGGACAAGGGACGACTGCATCTCCTAAATACAATATGGAAAATATGATGGGCAATTTTTTAGACATGCCCCAAAAACGTAGAGAGTTAGCCACTCGCTTAATCGCTACGCCAGCGGTTGAACTATTTGATGAAATCATTGGTGAACCTGCTATAGCGTCCTTACGTGAGCAACTAGGCAATACGATTGAAGTAGGCGGTGAAGATACTGCCCCTGCTCCAGAAGGAATGATGGCACCAAGTGACACACCTGCTACAACCCCAGTTGCAGAGTCTGCGCCTGCTGAGTCTGATGAAGACAAAGGCGACGATTCTACAATGATGATCTAAAGAATCATCCATTTGATGATGGCTTAGCGCATCATCTATATATTGGGCCACCCTATAAGGCCCCCAACCAAAGGAAGTAACAATGCCTAAATATCAACGTCAAGAAACTGTTGAAGAACAGCAGGAAGAAACAGCAGTTGCTGAAGAGCAACAACAACAAGAAGACACTCAGTCAAACAGCGAAGAAGAAACTTTCAAGAAGCGTTATGGTGATTTGCGTCGGCACATGCAACAAACCATGGAAAGCAAAGAACGTGAACTTGAGACGTTAAAACAACAACTTCAAGAAAAAGAAAAGAAGGAATTTAAACAAATCAATTGCACGAGCGGCGGCAATTGCGTCATT